CGGGGATGCTAGGGGTGCACGCGACGGGTGGTGCTTGGAGGGTAGAGCAAGCCGACTTGACCGCTCTTGGTGGCGCCGGCGCAGGGCCTGCGAGCATACATGAGGCAGGCACCTGGTTCCCCGACCTCTCCGACCCCGCCACGCTGGGATGCCTGCTCGCGTTGGTGCGGGAGGCGTGGGGAGTCGGCAGCCTTGTTTACCGGCCTTGGAACGGGGCGATCCGTGCGTGGCGTGTGGTGACCTTTGCACATGATGAGGACTGGATGACTGTCGCACGCCTTCTCGGTGAAGGAGCCACAGAAGCCGGGGCCGTCGTGGCCGCCTTGGAAGCGGGGCCATGAACATCATTGGTCTTGGAAAGGCTGGCTGTGCTATTGCGGAGTGTTTTTCAAAATACCCGCAGTATAAAACTTTCTACATTGACCTTGACAGGCGAGGCGAGAACAACTATACTATAGAGAAACAGCAAGGGCCAGAGCAGTATGAACAAAATGCACCTGACCTAAAGAAATTCCTTGACTCAGCCGAAGGAGCATGCTATATTGTTATAGGTGGCTCGGGAGACATCTCAGCAATGTCGCTCCGAGTGATGGAAGCGATAAGGGACAAAAAGAGGATAAGCGTCGTTTACATCCAGCCTGACCGGTCGCTCCTAAGCGAGCGTAAGAAGAGACACGAGCGCGTAACATTTAATGTGCTCCAGCAATACGCAAGGTCAGGCGCGATAGAACGCATTTACCTTATTTCAAACAATGCAGTTGAGGCCGTTATTGGTGAAGTTCCGATCATCGGCTACTATGACAAGTTGAACGAGGTTATCGTTTCAACACTCCACATGATAAATGTGTGCAAGAACCAAGAACCAGTCATGGGCGGGCTAGAAGAACCAGGAGAAACCCGCCGAATCTCAACAGTTGGGATTTATGACTTCGAAAAGGACGAAGAAAAGTTATTCTTTTCGCTTGACAACGCACGGGAAGCATGCTACATTTACTGTGTAGGGAACAAGAGGTTGCGAGAGGATGGCTCTTTACACAAGACCATCGTTTCACAAATGACAGGAAAGATCACCGATGAAACAAAGACAGTTTCCTATGGTGTTTTTCCTACTAACTACGAGACGGACTACGGATACCTTTTGATCCACAGTCCAATGATACAGAACCAGTAGGGCTGGGACATTTGCCAGCCTTTCTTTAACCATCTAAACAGGAGAAAATAAAATGGGTATCAATCTAGACAAGATGCGTGCAAAGCTTGACGCACTTCACAACAAGGGCAAGAAGGAGTCACCTTTCTGGCGCCCCGAGGATGGTGAGCAGACCATCCGAATCGTTCCAACCCCTGACGGCGATCCGTTCAAGGAGTTTTGGTTCCACTATAACCTGGGCAAGAACCCTGGTTTCCTAAGCCCGAAGCGCAACTTTGGCATTGACGACCCACTAAACGACTTTGTTCGTCAGCTTTTCCAGGCAGGAGACGAGGGCAGCATCAAGCAGGCCAAGGATCTCATGGCAAAGCAGCGTTTCTTTGCTCCTGTCCTCGTCCGAGGCGAGGAGGAGAAGGGTGTCCGCATCTGGGGTTTTGGAAAGCGTGCTTACGAGCAGCTTCTTCAGCTTGTTCTTAACCCAGAGTACGGCGACATTACCGATGTTGAGACGGGGACTGACCTCGTTATCACCTACGGAAAGCCGCCCGGAGCCCAGTTCCCACAGACCGGCATCACTCCCCGCCGCCGTTCAAGCCCTCTCTGCGATGATGCAGTTGGCGGCCCCGACCGATGCGCAGAGTTGCTCGACAACATTCCTAACTTCGATGAGCTTTTCCCACGGAAGACTCCACAGGAGATTCAGGTTATGCTTGATGAGTGGCTTGCTGGCGAGGATTCGGCAGGTGACGATGTTGTAAAGTACGACAGTAACAACACCACTTCAAGCGTTGATAGCGCTTTTAATGACTTGATGAGTGCATAAAGGAGAAATTCATCCATGTTCAGTAATCTATTTGGTCGCTTATGTGTTTCCACGATGGGAGCATTCCTACTTCTTGGCTGCAACCCAGACAAGGACGACAGTGGCGACACCGGTTCAGAGACAGCCACCACGGAGCCAACGGAGACCACGACTCCTCCAACAACTCCCCCCACCACGGTCCCCACAGGCACCACTGGTGAGACAGGTGACACTGGCAGCGCGGACACTGGCGCTTCTTCAGCCACCTAAGTCCTGAATCAACCGCAGGGGGGCATGGGTTACAGATGCCCCGCATTTTTAGGAGGAACTATGACAGAAAACACAAATAACTTTAGCAACAGGAATGTTGCTTTTATCTCGGTTGCAGTCATCGCAATCTTTGCTGGCATCGTAAGCATGACATTTGTTAACACGGAGCCGATCGCAAACGAGGTTGTAAACACGGAGGTAGATGTTGCAAACGACATCGAGACGATCGAAGTTATCGCAGAGCCAAATGTTGATGATGACTCTTTTAACGAGGCCAACAAAGTCATGACAGATAACAAAGAGCATTGAGATAATGCCAAAGAGGACAAAGGCAAAGGCAGGTAAGCTTTCTATTGCTGATATGCGAAAGCTCGTCAACAAGAAGGCAGGTATAACAGTTGCCCATGATTTGGGTGGGTCAAACCCAACAGAAGTAAAAGAGTGGATCCCAACAGGTTCACGCTGGCTAAACTCCATCATTTGTCGTGGAAAGTATGCTGGCATTCCAGTTGGAAAGATTTCAGAGATCGCCGGTCTTTCAGCCTCTGGTAAGTCCTACATGGCAGCCCAGATCGCAGGCAACGCCCAGAAGATGGGCATTGATGTCGTCTATTTTGACTCGGAGTCAGCCATTGACCCTGAGTTCCTGGCAAATGCCGGATGTGATGTAGAAAACCTACTTTACATTCAGGCATCGTCAGTTGAGTTTGTTTTGGAAACAATTGAAGAACTCCTAGCAGGAAACGAGAACCGAATGTTGTTTATTTGGGACTCTCTGGCTATGACACCTTCTAACACCGACATTGAGGGCGATTTCAACCCGCTTTCAAGCATGGCTGTTAAGCCACGCATTTTGTCAAAGGGTTTCGCAAAACTGACCGTCCCTATTGCTAATTCACAGTCCACGCTTCTTATTCTAAACCAGTTGAAGACGAACATTACCTCAAACATTGCAGAAGCAAGGTTAGAGCCGTATTTCACCCCAGGTGGCAAGGCAGCCATTTATGCCTATTCCCTTCGCATCTGGCTAACTGCCCGCAGAGGCAAGTCAAGCTTTATTTATGATGACAAGGGTTTCCGGGTCGGCACCGAGGTAAAGGCGAAGATTAAGAAGTCCCGTTTCGGATCTGACGGTCGAGAATGCACATTCAAGATCGTTTGGGCCGGGGATGATGTTAAAATCCAAGATGAGGAATCGTGGCTTGAGGCTATCAAAAGCTCCAAGCATCTCACGAATGCCGGCGCTTGGTGGACTTTGCATTACGCAGATGGAAAAACCGAAAAGTTCCAGTCGGCTAACTGGTTGGAGAAGTTGAAGAACGACACTTTCCGAGAAAGAGTTTTCCAACTCATGGAAGAAGAGGTCATTCTCCGCTTTGAAAAGAAGGAAGTCGACGCCAAGGAGTTTTACGACATAGACGGCGAAGAATCATAAAAGGTTCTGCTTGACTTTGGTGCCCCAACGCCCTACAATAAGAGTGTTGGGGCATTCTTGTATGAAGATCAAGGGACGCCATAGGCGCTATGTTGACCTGGCTCGTCGTCTTGCGGAGGGTTCTACCTATTCTCTCCACAGGCACGGCGCCATCTTGGTAAAGGGCGGAAGCGTCCTAAACTGGTCAGCAAACCAAAACAAGGTTCAGAGGTGGGCACAGCGTTTTCGGGCTCATGGTTGCGGACACGCAACCCACCATGCTGAACTTGGCGCCATTCTTGGCGTTGCGAGAGACAAGACCCGAGGTTCAGACATTTATGTTGTCAGGATCAGTAAAAAGGGTTCTCTTCTTCTTTCCAAGCCTTGTCCTATGTGCGAAGAGGTTCTTCGTCATGTCGGCGTCAAAAGGGTGTTCTACTCCGTTGACGACCAAACAATCGAATGTTATAAACTATAGACAGATTTTGGGGGTAAAATGAATCGAGTCGTGGTGATTGATGCGCTTAACATGTTCATCCGAAACTACATTGTAAATGGGATGATCTCTACTAATGGCA